CTGGCAGCGGGGGACGAGTAGCACGGCAAACGGGTATTTGCCTGACCGTTGGTATAGTGAATTTTCTGGTGGCAGCTTCTCGCAGTCTCAGCAGGCCTTTGCTCTTGGCGACACGTTTGGCAACAACAACCCGACCTACTTCTTCCGCCAATCGGTGAGTGGGCAGTCCACCGCTGCACAGTATGCCATCACAGTGCAAAGCATTGAGGGTGTCCGCAACTACGCAGGGCAGACCATTACGGTCCTTGGCTGGGCGCGGCGCTCATCTGGCTCGGGCAATATAGTTGGCAGCTTAGTCCAAAATTTTGGAACTGGCGGCTCGCCTTCTTCTAAAGTTAATGTTGCTGGGCAAACTGTCACTCTTACCTCGTCGTGGGCAGCCTTTGCCCTGACGTTTGCTGTGCCGTCGATCAGCGGAAAGACTTTGGGCACTGGCGGCAACGACTACCTCCAGCTTAGGTTCTGGACTTCTGCGGGCAGCGACTACAACGCGCAGAGCAACTCCCTCGGCCTGCAAACCATCGGCGTTGACCTGTGGGGCATCCACATCAAGCAAGGCACCCACACGACCTCTGCCGTGGACCTCTATCGCCAGCCTGAACTGGGGCCGGAGTTGGCGAGATGCCAGCGGTATTGTGTTGTGTATGGTGGGAGCAGTGCCTACGAACGTATTGGGTTTGGGCTTAACGCAACGACGACCGCCGCATATCCAATGGTCTCTCTTCCCACAGAAATGCGGGTAAGCCCCGCCGTCTCTGCAAACTCTATTTCTAATTTTTCCATCTGGAATGGGGTGGTCCTTATTACTGCGGCTTCGATTGGTGTTGACTCCCCCTCTCCCAGATTTCCGGGCTTTGTAGTAACCGTGGCTAGTGGGCTAACTGCAACAGCACCTACAGGGCTTATTGCCAACAACGCTATAGGCGCTCGCCTGACCTTAGATTCTGAACTGTAAGGGGCCGACCATGAACACCATGAACATCACCTCAGCCCAATACGTCACCAGCACTCTTACGGGCCAACCGTCCAGCATCAAGGCCACCATCGACGGCACCGAGTGGTCCGTCCCCTTGGCACCGGGCAATAGGCATTTTGATGCAATCATGCGTCAGGTCGAAGCTGGCACCCTTGTGATCCAAGAGGCTGACGCAGCATGACACCTGAGCCTGCGGAGTAAGACATGGAAACGATGGAAGTTGTTGAGACGATTATGCAGTGGATCGTTGCTCCAATCGCGGGCTTTGTTTTCTGGATGTATCGCACACAGCAAGACCACTCTACCAAGCTGGCTGTGCTTGAAGCAGTGCATGAGGCAAACAAAGAAGCTCATGACCGAGAGTTCAAAGAGATGCGAGAAAACTTCAAGCGCGTCTTTGAAAAGCTGGACGGCATTGAAGCCGCTTTGAGAAAGTGAGCGTGCCGCTGATCTGGGTGGGCTATACTCACCTTTGGATCGACGGGCGTATGATCTTTGTTAAGGTTTGTAGATACACTGCGGATATAGCACTGGCGGTTCATCCTGCTTTTCCATGTCCGCCTTTCTGGAGCCTGTAAATGTTTGATCCAGTTAGCATTGGCATGGCAATCAGCGTTGGAAACAAAGCCTTCTCAATGCTCAAGCAAGGCATTGCTGCTGGCCGCGAGATACAGGACATGGCTTCGCAACTGTCAGAGTGGGGCAAGGCTGTCTCTGACATTGCCTATGCTGCGGACAAAGCCAATGAGCCACCGGGTGTCTTTAAGACGCTATTTGGTGGCGGTAATCAACAGACTGCTATCGACATCTTTGCTGCTCAGAAGCAATGCGAACAGCAGCGCAAAGAGTTGCGTCAGCTTATTAGCTACACTTACGGCAATGATGCTTGGCTAGACTTTCAGAACATTGAGCGCCGGGTGCGAGAGCAACAGCGTGAACAGGTCTATCGTCGCCAAGAAATCATTGAGTCAATCATGGAGTTCTTGCTGTGGGCTGGCATAATCCTAGCTGCAATGGCCATAGCTGGCACTGGTCTATACTTCTGGGGCCGCTATTTGGGGAGGTGGTAGAATGCTAGAGAAGATTATCTGGGCAGTTGCTGCTGCTTCTGTTGTGACGATTATCTACTTTTCTGGTGACGGCTTCTATCGTTACCCATGCCAAGACCCACAAAACTGGTCTGCCTTAGAATGTCAGCCACCTATTTGTCTTCGCACTCGAAACTGTGCAACTGATCTGACAGGAGCTTCAGAATGAACAAGAACGATCCTGACTATCTGGAAGCTAAGCTGCGTTACTTTATTGGCTGTTCGCTGGTGGTAATCTTGGCTGGCACCATCTTTACCATCCTCTACAGCCTAGTCTTTGTGACTCAGCCGCTTGGTGAGTCAAGTGAGAACGACCGCAAGTTCTTTGAATTACTAACTCCAATTGCCTCGTTCATTGTTGGCGCTCTTGGCGGCGTCATGGCAGCAGGCAACAACCGCAACAAGGGTGGCAATGATGAGCCGCCGACACAGGAGTATGTCGAATGATTGGACGCATGATTGGGATGCTCGTTGGTCGTAAGGCCAAAGAGGCAGTCGTTGACGCAGTGCTGGACAAGGTAAACTTGCCTGACCCAGTAGAAAGCGCAATCAAGGTTGCGGCCACTGGTAACGTAGGCGATTTGCTTGGCAGCATGGGCAAGGACATGGCGCAAGAAGCTGTGCTTGATGCCGTAACTAAGAAGGTTCCGATCAAGAGACCAAAGAAATGAGATGGCTTGCCGCCCTTCTTCTCTCAGCTACTCCTGCATTGGCCACGCCCTATGAAATCACCCGTGTCATCGACGGCGATACGGTGGAAATTGCGGTGGATTTTCTTCCATCGCCCCTTCCGCCTAAGCTATCTATCAGGGTCATGGGTATCGACACCCCAGAAAAAGCCCCTCGCGCTCAATGCGATTCGGAAGCAACCCTTGCTAAGAAAGCTAGCGCCTTTACCAAAGACGCGGTTGCTAACGCGCTTGAGGTCGATGTCGTGATCTTGAAGTGGGATAAGTATGGCGGTCGGGTCTTGGGTGAAGTCTATCTTGACCATCAAAGCCTAGCTCAAAGCCTGATCTCTGCGGGCTTGGCGCGTCCCTATAAGGGTGAAGCAAAACAATCTTGGTGCGAGGAGTAAGCACAATGTCTGATGCAATGAAGAAACTGCAAGAGAAGTGCGGTGTTGCCGCTGATGGCTCGTTTGGTCCTAACACGGCACGGGCTATTGCCAAGCACTATGAGCTATCGCCTGAGCGTGGCGCTCACCTGCTGGGGCAAGCTAGCCATGAGAGCGGTGGCTTCAAGCTGACCAAAGAAAACCTGAACTACTCTGCTGAAACCATGTGCAAGGTTTGGCCTTCGCGGTTTAAGAGTGTGGCTGAGGCTACGCCCTTTGCCCGCAACCCCAAGGCGCTGGCTGACAAGGTTTACTCTGGGCGCATGGGCAACGGAGAAGGCGAGGGCCACATCTGGATTGGCCGTGGTTTCTTGCAATTGACTGGCAAGGACAACTACCGATCCTTTGCCTCTGATATGCGTGTGCCTGATGTTATGGAGAATCCTTCGATGGTCGAGACTGACTATGCGATGGAGACCGCCATGTGGTTCTTCGAGAAGAACGGCCTGTTCGCTATCGCAGACAAAGGCGTAAGCGAAGACACGATCAAGCAGATCACCAAGCGGGTGAATGGTGGTTACATTGGTTTGGACCACCGCAAGAAAGAGACTGAGAAGATTTACGCTTGGCTCAAAGCGTGAGTCGTGAGGGGCGCTGGTGATGATGAGCCGTAGCGCAGTCTGATCTTCGACCAATACAAAGCCGTGCTTTGTGCGCCCCTCGAATCACATCCTAATGCCCTGATGATTTGCCTTCAAGGCTTCGTATCGCATGACAGCAAGGAGCAATCTTTCTTTCATTGCGGTCGTTGCTCTTAGAGACAATGCTCTTGTCAGCTTGTCTCGGCTAATACCTATTTCTTGGGCAGCAATTGTTCTTGATGGGAAGGTTGTTTTGCCTAGAGTTAGAGGCTTGGCATTTGCTTGATTGCCAATCTGCCCGCCTGAAAGATTAAGACCAACACGCTCAAGTGTTCCAGTGTGGGATAGTCTGGTGCTGATGGCTGAAGGTGTGACGCCTGCCCACTGCGCTGCTTCTTTCTGAGACCTAAAGATCACGCCACGAATCTCGGTAATGTTTGTCAACTGCCGCCTCCTTGATGCGGTCGATCTCTGCTTTGTTTTTCTCTGCCATCCAGAGAATCATCTGATACTGCTCAAGTGTAACCCACCAGCCGGGAAGCTTAACGTAACCTGCGTCTCTTAGAGCGCGGGCCGCTGGGCTATCGCTGGCGGATCGTGTCATTCTAGTTTTTCGACGGTGGCAATGGCGATGTCCCATGCGGAGTGCATGTCCGAGGTGCGGATTATCTTCCGCAAACCCTTCTTGGCAAGCTCAAGCTTGGCTTCAAGGGCTTCGATGTGGTCGGCTGCTTCGTCTGTCAATATAAGCACCCATATAGGAAGAGTGACTTCGTCTCCGCTCCCATCTTTCGGCCACGGTAAACGCAGCCGTGCGATCAGTTCTGCGTCAGTCATTTCCGTCCCCTGTTCCAAGCCAGCCGCGAAAGCTTGTTAGCTAGATCATCTAGCTCAGCTACGCTGATGTCTCTGTTGTCTAGCAATGCGGTATAGATTGCATTGGTTAGCCTCTTGGATGGAAGCACAGCCGCGCCTTGAATGATTGCGGCCACTGCTTCTGACTGCACATCACGATGCAGCATAGCTTCGGGTTGTCTGCGAAAGAACATCTTCATCTCCCAATGAAAAGGACCGGGGCATTGCACCCCGGCCAGTTGCTTCTGATAGAGGCGTAATCAGAAGTGCGGTAGCTCATCATCAAGATCGACCCGTGACTTGGGCTGCTCTTGCTGTTTGTTATCTGACAGAGCGAAGGTCATGTATGGTGCGCCATCTTTCATACGCTTCCATGCTGCCATGCGGCGCTCGTTCATTGGGCCAGTGTAATCTGGTGCCGACTCAGTTTCCTTCTTCTCGTTGACGAAGAGAGTGCCAACCTTCTCGAAGACTTCGATCAGTTGCTTGCCAGATTTTGTCTGGTCTTTGATGAGAACGATCTTCCGATCCGTTCCTGCGTCATTGATCTTGCCCTGCAAGATTAGCTTCTGCTGATCGAAGGGCTTAAAGGCTGCACCTTTGTCAGTGTTGTCGTAGTCTGCCATGCTTCTGGCTCCTTGTATGAAATTACCAACCGCTTTCATTGGTCTGTTTGCCTGAGTCTGCTGTGTATTTGTTGCCGTCATATTCCCCAAGGAATACATCGGCATTGAATCCAAGGTGAGACAAAGCCTTGGTCAATCCATCAGTCACCGACATCTTCGGTGCATCTTCATTCGTCCTGCCCTTGGCTGCGTCAAAGAACTTGCGACAGCCGGGGAAGGGACCGAACACATTGCCCGGACTTTCAGTCCAGACTTCGACATCTGAGATAACGGCGGTGTCGCCATTGGACAGGTGAACGAAGTGGGTCTTAGCACTCCATCCCCAGCCGTGACCGACTGGACCGAAGGCTTTGGTTACTGACTTGACCTGATACTGAGGGTCAATGGATGTGAAGGATCGTGCGCCAAGCGTGACCTTCTTGAGATACTTGGGGTCAGACTTGGAGACCTGATCCCACAGGCTCATCGTTGTTGTCTCTGTCATTTCTATTACCTAACCGTGAAGAGAAGTGATCCGCTCTTGGACCGCTTGATTGTGAGAAGATCGCAGTAGACTTCGCGCTCGTTGCTGGCGACCATCTGTTTTAGGTTGGTCTTGGCGTTATCAAAAGTCTTAGCTGCGGCTTGGTTGTTGATGTAGTCGTGGGCGTAGGAGATGAAGTAGTTGTCGTTGCTTGCATCTCGTCTGACCATGTTGTCGATTGCGATGTTGTCGATGCTAATCTCTGGAGTGTTGATACCGACTGGCTCTCTGTCGTTCTCAACGTAACTCCAGAAGTCTGACACCACAGCCCACATAGAATCGAAATACGCTTGGTTACGACTGACATAGGCTGACTCCCACCTGCTGTTGCCAAAGATTACTGAGAGATAGCAGCCAGTTGCTTCTGCAAGGTGGCAGTAAAGCTGAATCTGCGGCATGTATCGCTCGGTAATTGACTCCATGCTGTTGCGGTCATTGGTGTGCTTGGCCTCAATGATGGATTTGTATTCCTGGTTCTCATGTCCCCACATGCCGTCGATCATTCCTTTGGCGGGGACAGTGCCGATCATCTTTTCATAAGCAAGCTGATGGTTGGATAGAGCGCAGCCATGCTGTTTCTCAAACCAGCGCAGGTTAAAGTCCTCAGTATGGACACCCATCTGCACAGCAAGATTGCTAGACAGGTCTTCGCTCTCTGCTCGACCAGTTTTAATCTTCCAGAGTGACAGCCAATCACCTTGTAAAATGCGGACGCAATCGGACCCGCCGATGAAACCGACTCGGTTCATTGTAGTTCTCCCGTTGTTTGTCAGATACTACTGCGTATGTGCAGCAATGTAAAGGTCATACTTCTGAAGCTGATCTTCAGAGACATGCTTGAGTAGTTCAGTCCTGCGGATACCGCTGAGCCATGACTGGCAGATCGCTTGCCCTTCGCGCACACGCTTGACTGTGATCTCCAGTGGGTCGATACGCCAGCCATCAGAGTTCGCGCTGTGCGAGGCTGTTTGGCCGCTCTGCGCTGAGACACGGGCGGCGTCGACAAACTCTTTGATCGTCGGCAGGGTGCGCGACTTGGCGGATCGTGCAACCTCCTTCGTAATTGAAGCGAGGAGGTTGCCCATCCGCTCTGGCGTGGTGGGTGAGGGGATGTTGGAGTTGACTGCTTCCATCACATCGGTCGCTGAGATTCGCGCATCAACATCGCGTGGCATGTTGAAGCGAGGAACGATGTCAGCTTTGAACCAGTTGGATATGATTGCCATGCGCTGGTCATAGTTCATCGAACACATTCCCCCATCCAGTCTTGGACTTGCGCTCTATCTTCTCAGCTTCAAGGTCGTCTTCCCAACGCTCACCATTCAGCCACGTTGATGCGTGTGGGATAAACTTCTGCTCGGTGCCTGCCTCCAGCACATGCTGGGCGTAGGCCAGTGCGGCCTGAACAATTAGGTTAGGATCGTTGCGCGTTGCTGCCTTGGTAAATGCGGCACGGGCATCACCCTTCCCAATGCGGCGAGGGTATGCCTGCCAGAAGGCGAGGAAGAAGGGGGTGTCGAGGGGGTGTGCAGATTTTGCACCCGAAGTATTAGTATAGTTAGCTATTCTTTTCTTAGTGGTATCTAACCTAGTAATATTACTATCTACTTCGTGTGCAGAATTTGCACGGGTATCGTCTTCGTCTGGCATGTCTTCCTCCATCGATGTGATGATGTAGATGTTCGATCCACCTGAACGTGGCTCGACGCGAAGGTGTCCTTCGTCTTCAAGATACTGGATTGCTGTGACTACAGACCGAACAGAGACACAGGCATCATGCGCTAGTCTCTCTCTAGAAGGCCAGCATTCTCCATAGCCATTGGCATAGCGAGCTATCGCTAAGAGAATGACCTTGGCTGTAGGATTATTGATGCGCGTCAGCGCAATGTCTGCTAAAAGATCAAAGTGGATCATGAAGGTAACTCCCCTTTCATGGTTCAGGCGGTCGCTGCTCTCTCCAGCTAGGCCATCATATGGGCGGGTTGAGTGCGCCAACACTCCCCGCCCATTCTTCTTAGCAGATCATGGACGTTCCGGCCACCAGTTCTTGTCGAGGTTCAGGGAATAATGGCCTACAATTTTTCCATCATCTGTAGGCTTACGCTCACAGTAGATAGGCCAGCCCTTATCTTTCAGTTCATAGATTCGAGCAGCCAATCTAAAGCAGCCAAACATTGTAAGCGCATCAATCGGTGTTAGAATCTCACCTGATTTCAATGCGTTAAGGATTTGTAGGTTCTGCGCTTCGCTCATTCTTATCTCCCATAAGAAGGTCAAACGTCTCGGCAGTCATGATAACTACCATCTGTGGTTTACCAGTGCGTCTCTTGTAGAAGGCAATGTCTCTGCCAGTCAGCACAGTGAAGGGGCTGGGGAAGGAAGAGGCATCACGATACTTCATCTCACCTACCAATCTGTGTCCCATGAGTTCGAGGATGAGGTCGCCTGACCACTCCCCTCCCAGTGATCCAGAGAGCGGTTGCCGCTTGGCTTGGTATCCTCTGTCGGTAAGCCAATCGACCAACCACTTCTCGTGATAGGTTCCTTTTGATTTGTTTTTGTTGGGCATCTTCCACTCCTATAGCAGTCCATGCACAGCAACCCATAGCTTGTGGCTGTCACCATCTGAGCCACAAAATCTATGGTCTGCTGAAAGCAGGCACCGCATTCAACTCTTGGGTAAGACTTCGATTTCGTAGTCGAGCGCATCAAGCCAGCACATCAGCATGAACCCAGAGGGTATCCGCTTGTGTTGCTCCCACTTGTGGATCAGCGAGACAGTGCATCCGATCTTATCAGCTAGTGCTTCTTGGCTTAAACCGCGCTCTGATCGTGCGATTATTAACCTTAACACCAAGTCCTCGTAGCTGCTCGGAATGCGAACGGGCTTGTTGAAGTGCGTAAAGTTTCTCAATGGCTTGCATTACCCTCGCTGCGGTTTCATGGCGAAGCTCTGTGTCACCATTGATGGTGCGATAGTAAGTGGAAGTCGGGATGTCCGCAGCCTTGAATGCTTTGAGCAAGGTCAGCCCACATTCTTCGGCACGTTCTTTGAGTATGGTGATGTATGATTTCATGCCGGGATAACTGCATACTCGCAGCTATATGTCAACCTCGTTCAAGATTTGCCGAACAAAGTTGAGGCATGAAGTGGCAGGAAGGTAGCCAATAAGATGGCCATTCTGCCACACATACACACCATCAGGTCTCGTCGTCAGGGTCACGGATGTATCCATTCCCATGGCAACACTCACACACTTCATTTGTGGCATAGATGTCTCCGTATGGTTCGCTTGCTGACATGCGAGAGTAGTGTTCTACTTCTACCTCGCCTGCACCATTGCATTCAGGGCAGTCGATCCACCCCTCAGAATACGATTTCGTCGTCGATTGGCTGGTCATAGATGAACTTATGCTCCTGTTCCCAAGCATTGGTTGCACGGCTGATGAACTTCTCGCGGTTGAACTTAGGGTTTGAGCTTGCAAGTTTATCTGCCAAGTCATGAAGCTGACTCGGCCAGCCCACCATGGGGCCGACCGTATCTGCAATGAAATCAAAGTGTTGGCGTGACATCTTCATGTTTCTTGTCCTCCGATCTGTAGTCTTTGTATTGAACTGGTTCGTGAACCATTGGGTCTTCATCATGTTGATAAAACTCTACGCAAGTCTGTTCACCTCGCGCATCAATCCCAACAAACATATAGACAGTGAAGTCATTGAACCTGTTCACATACTGTCGAAGCGTTGTGATCTTGTGCTTTGAAACGATAGTCGTCATGCCATTTCTCCCCAGAGTTTATGTTGCATTGCTTTGGTAATTGCATCTTCGCGATTGCGACGAGCCACTTCAGGATTCTTTAGATCAGAGGTGTGGCTAGCCCAGTAGGTCAGGCAGTTATACAAGGCCCACTTGTTGCCGCCCAAGTTGTCAGCCTCGGTGCCATAGATAGAAAGTAAACGCTCAAGCTGCTTCTCGTTGGTCTTGCCAGCCTGTTGCTGCGTGTATGCCTTGGCAACAGTGGCCTTGAAGAACGTCTCTGCCATGTCAGTAGTAACAGGCGTTGCCATCCATCGACGCCAGCGATCAGGCTGAGTCATGAAGGTGTCGAGGCCCATCATCATCTTCGTGGCTGAGCCTTCGATGTTGATGGATTGCGTGTGCTTGAAGCGAGACACGGCTGCATGTTCTGGAGTGGTGCAACCATTTAGGCAGAACAAGCGCAGGCCATCTGCTGCTTGGCTGAATGCCCAGCTTGCATCGTAGCTGTTGAAGAAGCTGATGCGGAACTTAACGTAGTCACCCACCTTTGGCTGGACAGTCAGGTCGTTGAAGAGAATCTCACCGCGCAACTTGCGGCCACCTTCAGCGACAGTGAACTTGGTGGTGTAGTCTTGGCTAATGTTTGCAGTCTTGAGTGCATCCATCAGGCTGCTCACAACATCGTCATGCTGAACGATCTGATAGCGAGAGCCATGCACACCAAGCACCTCGTTGGTATCGGTCCGCATGACACAGCGTTGCTCAGGAA